TGCATCTTGGCCTTATCTTTCTCAATATCGGACGCAACCTTCATAGCCCGCAGTTGGAGATCGCCCTTGACGCGCTCTTCCTCCAAGGCTTGGCGGTCTGCCTTCGCCGTGGCATCCACTGCCAACTGCTTCTCTTTGAGTGCCAGTTCTTGTGCACGCAGTTGCAACTCTGCTTGTTGCATCTGAACAACAGGATCTTGCATTTGTTGCTGAGCCTGTTGCATTGCGGCTTGTTGCGCAGCCTGAGCGTTCACTTGAGCAGCCGCCTGAGCCATCATGGCTGACAGCGCAATCTCAACTTGCGGCGGCAGATCCTCATCATCCGGCGGCAGAGGCATACCCAGTTGAGCCTCGATTTGCTTGCGCATCTGGAATCCCAAATGCTCTGCAATGTGAGCCTGTTGAGCCGCAACAATCTGCTGAGCCATCGGGTTCTGCCCCACGATCTGAGCAATTAGCGGGTTCTGCGTGATCATCATGTGCACTGCAATGTGTGCCTGATGATCCTGATGCAGGAACGCCTTGACTGGCTTGTTCTTCAGCAAGTCTTGATTCTCAGTAACCGGATCCGTGGGCTTCTCATCTTCTGGCAGCGGAACCAGTTTTTCCGCATTCTTGATTCCCAGAACATCCAACATAGACCTGTGCAACTGCGGCAGGTCATAGATCTGCGGAGCCATCTGAGCCATCTGGATGACGGCTTGATACTGGATCACCCGTTGCGACATCGTGGCCGCGTTGGGGTCACTCACCGGGATGACATCGACCTTGTCGTAGTCCGACTGCTTGGCCCGCTTGGTGCCGTACTCAGGATCGTAGGTGTAATCAGGATCCGTGTAGTCGCGGATGATGCTCTTGAGGAGTTTGAATTCCTGCTTGAGCGAGAAGTGCGTACGGGCCTGAACCGCCGTCAGAATCTTGAGTTGCCGCTCAAGGAGAGCCAGCGTCGTTCCAACAGGAGCCTGAGCCGACATATCCGACACCTTCATGTCGGCTGTTGCGGCAAAACGACGGCCTTCCTCTACGATATTCCCAAGCAGGCTGTAGAGAACCTGAGACGGTTCCTTATAGGGAAGCGGAAGAATGCTGTCCCTGATATTCCCACTGGCCACATCAACATCGCGGAACTCGCCCGGAGCAATGGGGGTGTCGTCGCCCTTGATCCGAAGACCGCGTGACTTCAGTCCGCCAGGGAGATTAGACAGAGTACCAGCATCAACCAGTTGGCGCATGAGCGAAGTAGCACTCTTCGCAAAGCCACCGATAAGATGGAACAAGCCAAATCCGTACGCCCCGAATCCGGGGACGTACTGGTAATGCACAAAGTGTTGCCGCTTGAGTTTGAGCGGGTCATCCTCGTTCCAATTCCTGTAGATAGAAAGAATGGTGTTCGTGCCCCGGATCAGGGTCACCACATAAGGCAGCGCAATACCAGTAGGATTGCCGTCCTTGTCCAGATCCTCATACCCCGGCAGATCAAGGTCTGCATGGATTTCCATCAGGGTAAAGCGGTCATCGTTGAGATCGCTAAAGCCCGTCTCTTTATCCTTGGCCTGTTGGATATCAGACTTGTTCTTGTCTGGATCACCCAGTTCTACATCCTTGTAGAAGCCCGCGTTCTGTAGTTTGATTAGGTCGTTCTTGCTCTTGCGCATGACGTGAGTCAAGCGGCGGCAAGTGTCCATATCAGTGGTGCCGTAGGGAAGAATGATGTCTTCCGCAGGCACAAACATCGAGACTTGACGGCCAAGATTGGGGTCGTAGTAGACCTTCTTGAAAGCCGAGCCAGTCGCTGGGAGGCTCCACAGCATCCGCTCATGCTCGGGGCGGAACTCCTTCATCACTTCCGTGAGTTCAAAGTTCATGTCGTCCTGCACCCGGACGGCGGACTCTTTAACCTCTGGCGTCTCTTTTCCAATGATCTTGGTCTTGACCGGACCCGCAGCGGGGAACGTCTCCGTGATCATCTCCGACTGAAAACGAACCACGGCTTCGGTGATCATCGGGTGGAACACACCACAAGCACCCTGCCAAGGCTCGGTTCTCTCTTCAATCTGAAGGCCCAACAGTTTCAGGCCATCGACATAAGCCTTCTCCCACTCTTTGCGAGAAGCCTTATCTTGATCAATCTCTGCTACCAGATCACCGCCCAGACCGGCGATGACTCCTTCATCCACATACTCTGCCAAGTTTGCATCAAACGCATCGGCAGTCTTGGGCTCTGGTACGAGGCTGATCTCCATGCCATCGATACCAATGTTGACTTCTTCTGGGTTGACAATTTCAATCTCAATAGGCGCTTCTTCTTGCGCCAACTCCTCAAGACCCACTGGCGCACCATAGAGTGCCTTATCAAAATTTGTTGCCATGACTATCCTTAAATCAGTTTGACTTTTCCGCCCTTGCGGTACTCATCAGGCATTGGAACACCGCTTCTCAACAAAGCCTGGGCTTTGGCGACTTCTTCTTTTTTCTTCTGTTGCTCACGGGCATATCGTTGTTTGATCTCTGGAGACAGCGTGCCGGGCGCAACTTTGCTTGGCGTCAAGCCAATAGGCAGAAGAGACTCTGCAAGTTCACTTGCATTGGCCGCGCCTGCACCCCCAAGCAATCCGGCAGCAACGCCTGCCTTCCCCCCAAGTCTTGAGGGTTTTGGATGAACTTCAGTAATCTTGTTGCCGAAGTGGATTCCTCTTCCAGCATCGCCAATCGGACTCTCAGACTTGTAAATCTCCACTGGGTTCATTCCAACCTGGGGCTTGGTTGTGTACGGGGCCTCAAGAAGAACAGAGCCTGCTTTGCGGGGGCCGTAGTCTTCGGCCAAGACCAATTGCACTTTACCCGTTGGCTTTCCATCTTTGTCCAGCTTCGGCACAAACTTGGTGGCCATGTCTGGGTTTTGAAAGAACCCGCCAATACGGTTCACGTCTTGCGGGTCCATAAACACGGTACGCCCAGATCTTGGTTGAATGCCAGTGCGCGTGTCCTTATGTTTCTCGCTACTGCGATTTCGGGTGGTCGTGGCATCTGAGTGATGAGCGTAGGTCGATCCGCGCTCAGTGCGGAAAACTGACTCAATGTCTTCGATGCCAGTTGGCAACTTGAATAGAGATTCGTAGTCCATGATCAGTAGTAAGCGCGTTTGCGTTGGATGATTCCGTCTTCTTCCTCATCTGATTGAAGACGCAAGAGTCCGCCCTGTCTAAAGCGAAGCATAGCCTGTACGGTCGAATCCACCAAGTCGTCATGCTCCGCATTTGGGAAAGCAGCCATCTGCTCAACCACCTCCCGAGCCCACCTGGTATCCGGCGCCCAAACCTTCCCCGACCTGAAGATATCGGCTATCGAACTCAGACGGGTGAACTTATCGTTTGGAACCTTCTTCGTTCCTCTAGTTGGGGTGTACTCTGAAACCACAAGCCCCATCGCTCTGAGTTCAAAGATCAAAGGAGCGCCCGCTGCCTTGGCTTCGATCAGACAGATGTCAGGCTCGTACTCCTTGTACATCTCAAAAGCCTTGTCCTTGAGTTCTGGGAACTCCATCCGCTTCTGGAACGCATCCAACAGAATGAGGTTCGGATCTCTCTCGTTCTCATCCTTATAGAACACGCCCCAAGTCGTACAGGCTGAGTAGTCGGCCTTCTCAGACTTCGTAAAAGCCGTGTCCCAAGACTGAATGATGAACTCACACTGCGGAGGATCGTCCTTCTCCCAAAGATTCCACCACTCCCTCTTGACTATCGCCCCCTCTTCGCCAGTAGGAGTCTGTTGATACTGAGCATTCCACTTGGAAATCGGGAGTTCTTCCTTCAAAGCCTCCAGTTCCCTCAAAGACCAGAACTCAGGCCACAAAGGTTTGCCAGAAGGCATGATCGCCGGGAGTTCTATCACCTCCCACTCCTCGGTTTTGTCCCGAGAAGCCGCATCCTTGATGATCCGGCCCGTCAAATCCCTCTCAGCCCACCGCGTCATAACGATCACGATAGCCCCACCAGGCTGCAAACGCTGTCTGGGACCAGAGGTGTACCACTCATACACCTTGTCAAACACTTCCGGGTTCCCCGCAGCAGCAGCTGCCTCCTGTTCAGAGTGCGGATCATCAATGATCAACAAATCCGCACCCTTACCCGTCACGGTTCCCCCCACACCAATGGCGAAGTACTCCCCATTCCTGTTCGTCGCCCACCGGCCAGCAGCCTTCGAGTCCTGCCTCAACGACACATCTGGAAAGACCCTCGCATACTGCTCACTCATCACCAAGTTTCTGACCTTGCGACCAAAGTTCACAGCCAAATCAGCCGTGTTCGATGTCTGAATCACCTTCTTCTGAGGGAACCGACCCAAAAACCAACTCGGTAACAGATAACTCGCAAACTCAGACTTAGTATGCCGGGGGGCCATATTGATAATCAGCCTCTTGACCTTCCCCTCAGCTATCTCCTCAAACTTCTTGGCCATCAAAGCATGGTGCCTCCCATGCACAAACCCCGGCCACATCGTCTTCACATAATGCATGAACGACTTATGAGACTTCTCCCTCTCCAAAGCCTCCTTGTACTCAGCCACCTGAGCCAGTAAAGCCTCCTGCTCAGCAACAGGCAACCTCTCAATCAAGTCTTCCAGCTTCATTCCAGATTCTTAAAGTTCACATACACAGGCCGAACAGACCTCCGACGGCCATCCAACCTCTTCAACGCCCCCAACTCCACCAACCTGTCCACTATCTTCTTCGTATTCCCCAACCCCATCTTCCCCCGCACATACGCTATATCCCTCAACGAAGGCGCAAACCCATACTTCTTCCACCACTCATCCACCACCAAAAACACCTCCCTCTGCGCCGGACTCATACCCACCTCCAACTCACCCCTATCCCCCCAAACACGCCTCATCTCCTTCGCCCCAACCACCACTTTTGGCCGACGAATCGCGCTTTTGTCTTTCAAAATCAACAACTTAGCACCCGCTTCTTCAACCATTTTGTGTCATCTGGTAACGTTACCACCCCATCACGGAAAATCAAGGACTTACGAGCGTTTCCTAAAGCACTTTATGTCATCTGGTAACGTTACCACCC